CGATCACAAATTCAGTTTTGCAATCATCACAGCAAAATATTTTACCTTGAAATTTAATAGCGTCTTCAATTCGCACATATTCGGAACAGCCTTTATATTTACATTTCTTTTTTGCGTTAGCCATAATGATTCCTTACTTGTTTTGTTGCTGTTCTAGTTGTTTGTATTCGCTATCTCTTGGATTAAGTAAAGCAATACCTCGCTCACAACACCATTCGCTATGCTTCATCATTGCGTTAAATCTTTCGCCTTTGGTTGCTGGTCGCATTCCGTTATTCCCTTTTCTACTCCAACTTAATCTAACGCCATTTGCATCAACACCTAAATGCTGGCGCGTAAATAGCTCATGAGCATCATCGCAATTAAACGGACGTTTACCGTATGGATTGCCATCAGAAGCATACATTAGAGGCATTGTAACACCGTTTTTAGCCATGAAATCAGCCGTAGTTGCCATCCAAGATCTCCAAAGTCGGGACATCCCCCATCGTCCTATTCCGGCATTTTGAATAGTTACAACTAGAACCGGATTCTTTTCTAGTTCAGTTTGAACTTCATCAAAAAATAACTGAAGATTATGTTTGGTAAGTTGAAAATCATTCATAAGCTCATTACTCGCTTGGCATAATCATATTTCATTTGGACCATTTGTTTTGCAGTTACTGATGTATTCTTTAGAAAAAGCTCCTCCATTATCATTGGCAAGTAAAAATCTGATTCAATCATAAATTACTCCTATTTAACTCCGTATTTCTGCGGAAACATGGAAAGTTTCCGATTAATTGCAATGCTAGATGTCATTGATGATCTCGTCTTTGTTTGTAGAGTAGACTGGTTGGTTGCGGTCATCATCTTCACCATATTTATATTCACATAACTCCCATTCATGGTATCCATCACTATCATTGTTAGCATGTAGATTAGCCTGTTCAATACCAGCCTCTAATGACTCTCCAATCCAAAACGTCCCGTGCAAGTAAACACCTTTTTTTTGCAAATAATACATTCTATACTCCTAGTGTAAGTTGCATTGTCAGAACACCTAACAACACATTTAAATTCTCTTGATTTAAGTATAGTAAATGATTAAATAAACGCCAGTTTACTGGCATTTATTTTTGTTAATTCCAGATCATCACTTCAATTGTCTTGCCACCTTTGCGATTATTAGAACAAGTGGAAGTCGTGTCTTTCAAAACCTTTACGTTATACTTTTTAGACCATTCATCGAGTTCAATATTATAAACCCCCTTACTAAACGTTTGTCCAAAAAACACAAATTTATTTGCCTCTTTGTCTACTTTTCTCAACAGATCGGTCTGGTCGATATCATTCCATCCATTCGCTTCGTTATATACCGCGCATGTATTCATATAAGGAGAATCAATCAAAGTCAAATCGTAACGCGAAAAATCAATAGTTCTAAAATCTTTACAGCTAAATTTAATTTTACGCTCTTTTAATCGTTTTATATAATTGGTTAATTTTTTTTGCATTTCAATATTAAATGTTCTTTTACCAAAAGGCATATTAAAGCCACCCTTTGAATTGAATCTAATTCTGTTTGTGTTTGAGTGACAAATTAATAAATATAAAATCATAGTATTCATCTGTTTTGCTGAATTAAATTTTTCTCTTAATTTGTAATATTCAGCTTCATTTGTTCTACTTAGATTATGTCGCTTCATAAGTTTATTTGTAGATATATTATTTAAAGATCCTTTTTTAATTAGCTTGTGAAGATTGATCATAGGCTTGGATAAATCACTCGCATCAACGATCCACGATTTCGGTAAATGAGTTGATAAATCGCCACCTCCAAGGAAAGGGTCGCAAACGGTTAAGTTCTCGGCTTCTGGCAACACTTTAAATAATTCATCTAAATACCGATGCTTACTTCCCGTGTAGTTGTAGGGATTAGATAATCCTTTTTCATGCTTCATGATAATTCCTTAATTTGTTTTATTGGTGCTAATGAATTATATCCATTTTCAATGGAGTTGAATTTATTTATCCAGTGCATTTCTCTATTATCTATAATTTCCTTTTTATTTCTGCTATCGGAATTAGTGGTTTTAACTACTTCTAATAATGTAAAATCCCAATCGGTAAGTTTTGATTTATTAATTGCATTGTGGAATTTACAAGATCCGTTTTGATAAAAATGCTGATACCATCGCAAAGTAAATATTTGCGTTGTTTGCCCTATGTAAGATTTATTCGTTTTTTTATTTGTTATTTTGTAAATTACAGCGATTCCACTCATTGAAATGCTATCTGATTGCTTTATTCTATTCTCAGCTCGATCTTCTTGTTTGCAATCATAAGAACAAAAATCAGATCCTTTATCTAATTCGTTTACATCATTGTATTTGTCAATAATTCTAAATTTTGATTTGCATTGCTTGCATTCTGTTAATTTAAATAAACCGTTTGTTTTATCATCATTTTTATCTATTTCGCGTATATGCAATAAATAATGTTCTTTATCTAAATCTTTACTTAACACTCTTAATGGTAATTTTATTTCATACTCTTTTTCTATCATGGCTTTTGCTTCTTTTTTATTGCCAGCCGTAACCATTCCGGAAAGCACTGGAGGCCAAGCCCAATTTCCACCATAATCAGATATTCCGCGCCCTTTTATTTGGTAATAAAAATTTATACACATAATTAACCCTTATTAATTAACTGATAGTTTAAGCTTAGTACAATATTTTAGATTTGCCAGTAAATAAATTAATTTTCTTTGCTGATTACCTATAAATCTAAAAGTCTCTGTTATCGTATTGCTTAGCTTGTTTTTTATCAAATCTAAACTGGGCTTGATCAACAAAATAACCATTTATCATATTCATGTAGCCAACTCCTACCCCGCCATGACGATTAAGTCTAACAATTGCCTCTGTATATCCTTTTTCGTGATCGCTTACATCTTCGTTATAAACAGATTCCCGGTATAGTCCTATCCAGTAATCACAATCCTGCTCTATTTGTCCTGTATCACGACTATCAGCTGGAATTGGTCGCCTGTCACCTCGTTGCTCAAGATTCCTGTTTAACTGCGTTAGAAGCAATACTACGCAGTCTAACTCTTTTGCTAAATTTTTTAATTCTTTCGTTATATCACCATAAGCAAGATCGTTTCGATCTGCCTTTCCTGCTTTCATTAGCGTCAAATAATCCACTGCGATCATTCCTAGCGGTCTATTTTTTGCAAGCTTTCGACATTCTTTTTTTAAGTGTTGTATGGTAATAGCTGGCGTGTCATCCATGTAAATGAGCGACCCGTTAAATGCTCCGATTGCCGTGCTTGTTTGTTGCCACTGGTGATCTGTTAGGTTGACACTATGAAAAGCATCACTATCTACTTTTGCTTGAGATGATAAAAATCGCTCATATAGTTGGAAATTAGGCATTTCAAGTGAAAATATTGCAACTGGCTTTTTCAAGTAAAGCCCTACATGTTTTGTTATTTTTTCAAGAAATGCGGTCTTTCCCATCTTCGGTCTAGCGCCTACAACGCACAGAGAGCCTTTTACAAGTAGCTTACACCCTAATACGTCATCTAACGACTGAATGCCTGTTGAAAGTCCTGCGTGGGACTCTGGATTGTCTTTTCTGTCCTCAAGCTCATTGAACCAATCAGATCCTATTTGCTTAATGTGAGTTAACCCACTTTCACGACCATTAACTGCACGTTGACCAAGTGATGAAATGATTGTTTCTAGTTGACCTAATTTTTGATAGATATTCTCGCCATTAAGATCGTTAAATTCAGCGAGTGCATTTTGCACCTTTGAGTTAACAACAGTTTTAATCGAATGCTGCCTAACTAAATCGGCGTAGTTAATTATATTTGCTGCGCTTGGTACGGTTTGCATGACATCGGCTAGATAAGAAATCCCTCCAACATATTTCAACTGTCCTTTTTGTTGTAATTTGCTGTTAACCGTAATTAAATCAGCTGAAACGTTTTCACGGTCTAAATCGCAAATTGCATCATAAACCGCTTTGTTTCGGTTATCTTGGAATGAAGAAGGCTTTAACATGCTTAAAACCTTTTGTGCAGAATCAAGAGTTAGATCAGACAACTGCATCAACCCACCCAAAACCGATTGCTCATTATCGAAATAGTTGCTCATTAGATTTCTTCCTTAGCTTTTAAATAAGTATCTTCTTTCATAAAATACTCAAAAGAGCATTCTTTGTAATTAACATTGTTTGCTCCAGTTGATTTTTCAAACGCCCAATCCCATGATGGAGTTGAATGCATGTAATTCAAGTAACCTTCAAATTTTCTTAAATCAAAATCTGCAAATTTAAATAAATTTCTAACAAGTCTTTTTCTTTTTTCATTTAACTTTGAAACTTTTGGGCTACGAACCATTACACGATTAAAAATCTCAATAATTGAATCGTAGTCGAAAGATGGCTTTCTTTCTACTTTACTCTTTATAGGTTCTTGGTTAATGGTTAATGGTTTATGGTTAGGTGGCGCTTCGTCAACATTTGGTTCACGCTTCGTGCTTTTCTCTTTACGCTTTGCCTCTCTATCCCTAGCGATTCGTTTGTTTGTGGCTGAATTCTTTTGGTATCGATCTAGCTCTTCTTTGATTCTATGCTGAACATAAACGCAATCTTCTAGCACGAAGAACTTTGTTAAAACAAACGTTACAGCCTCTATTTCAGCCTCTGAAGATGCCCAAACCCAATCAACAGCCATTTCCAATGTTGGGAACTGTTCACGGTCATAACACGAATCAAGTAAAAGCGTGTACGCTCCGTGCTGTAACATTGTAAGTCTACCAGCCTTTTTATGATAATCGCCTATGTTTCTTTTGAAGTAATGCATGGGCTACCCCTTTAGCAAATTCATCTGGTTTTCACTATCACCAGCTGGCTGAGCTTTGATTAACTCGGCTAACTGACGGATCTTTTCTTGCATTGCAACGTATTCACTTGAGAGTAAAACAACCATATCAGGGCGGTTTTTACTCTCAATAATAACCTTTCCGTTTTTTTGAACTTCATTAAATACATCAGATGAACTTGCTCTAAACTGCGTTGGCGTGAATGATTTCATTTAATTAACCTCTTATTTTAGTGTGTATAGTTATTATGGGCGTAATGTACATTACAGTCAAGTGAGTAAGGTAGTTTATTTAACTCCTCCGATCAGTGGTCCATAAGCACAAAAAAGCCCAGTTAAGGGCTTTGATGTGTTGTATATTTTGCATTTGTTGCTATTCAAGACTATCAATAATTAAAACTTCGCGTTTCCTTCATCTTTAGCTAATCCGTAAGCGATCTCTCTAACGATCCCGCTCCTTACAATATCAGAAGGATCGTCGAAATTAACAAAGCCAACATTAGAAAGATTATGGCGCTTGGCAAATGATTTAATCCAAGCAAGTCCTGATTGCCCTTCAATATCACGCTGGCTATCATCACCACTAATGATCAACTTGCAACCCTCACCTATACGAGTAACGATAGATTTCATTTCATCAGGGCTTGTCTGTTGCGCTTCCTCAATCATTAAAAAGCTTCTTTCATCAAAACTACGCCCACGGATACTTTCAACTTCTTGCACTTCAATATCACCAGAAGTACCATCGCCCAAAGCAACATTAAAAGCGCCTTTACCAATACGCATTTCAATAACGTTTAGTACATTACGAACATAAGGATAAAGTTTTTGCAGTGAATCACCGGGCTTAAATCCTGATGTTTTCCCTGTTTGAACATAGGGACGAGCAACAATTATTTTGCCTATTTCATTTTTACGAAACTTATCAGCAGCAACAACTGCGCTACAAAATGTTTTGCCTGTACCAAATAAACCTTCAGCAATAATAATTTGTATATTTGGATCATTTAATAATGCAAAATAATACTGTTGTTTTTTTGTTTTCGGCTCTACTGGTGGCATGTTTCTCTCATTCTCGAATTTTTGCTTTACTGTAGCGCCTCCAGTTTTATCTTTTTTGTTATTTTTACGTTTGCGTTTATCTTCATATTTGTCAACTTTTTTTTGTCTGCTGTTGTTAGTCATAATTATATCCTTTTAGTAAGTTTTAAAAGAGGGTGTTACCGATCACCATAATAAAAATACTCTTTATAAATTCAACCTCCTTTTTAATTTGCGTAAATTAGCCCTTATTTTCATCACTAATTTAGCTTTATGTTTAGCTCTTTGAAGTGTAATCGAATTAACAATCATTTCTGTAAGAGTTGTTTTTAATGTATAAGTCAACCCATCGTAACGCCATGTTACAACAACTTCTCCACTGCAATTAACCATGAATTCACATTTGCCATCTTTATTCAATGTACAAAATGAAAAAAACACATCCTGAACACACATTGTTTGCATAATAACAACCTTAAAGTATAAATATCTGTAACACTATGTTACCGATCTAATTATTAACGCTTACATTATAAGTATAGTGACTAATCCAAAAAAATAAAGGCAACTAACCAAAATAAAATAATTTATTTTATTTTATCCAATTTACTGGCGTTTTTAAAAACCTTTACTATACTCATAATGTAAGCAAAGTTAATTAGGAGAATAAAGTGAAAATTAATATCAACTACTCGACAGAAGAAAAGCATTACAAAAACTCTAATGCATTTCAATATGTCGGGAAGGAAGCCGAGTTAGAGCCTGTTAGGATTATTCGATACCCATGCGGGAGAGGAGCAGCTGCAAGCAGATACTATTATACTGCTGTGTTTGCTTCGCCTGATGATGCACGGTTTGTTTATAACGGTGAGTTGCGCGAAAATATAAATAGAAAGAAAAATCCGAAGTTCAACCCAAAAAACTATGTTTTTATTAACAACGTAGCAAAATTAAATTAGGAGAGCATTATGATTAAATGGACGGAGTTAAAAAACCAAGTTCCTGATAATTGTCGCGAATTAATAGCGAAAAATGACAACAAAGAAGTCAGCGCATCATCTAGTGCAAAGAAGTGCAAGGTAATGAAATTCGCTAGTACATTTACAAAAGAAAGAATTTTAAACGTATTGGAACAAAGTGAAATAACTCACTGGGCATACACTGATTAATAAGGGTTTAAAATGGAAACTAAATTAAATATTTACCAACGAATAAATGAAGTAATGAAAGAGCAAATTTATGTAAAAAAGGGATCGGCAGGACAAGGAACTGGGGTTGGTTATGATGATTTAATAGTCGTTTTGTCACCTCTTTTAATAAAACACGGAATAGTTGTTACAGCAGAAAAGACTGGTGACTCCTCGGATAGAGAAACAAAAAAAGGGGTGTACATATTCCAAAGCGATTTTAATGTTAGTTATATAAATATTGACAATCCAGACGATAGATTTACAACATTAATCGAAGCTCACGCTATGGACGCAGGAGACAAAGCGCCCGGCAAAGCCATCACCTACGCAACAAAAACAAGCATGTTAAAGGTCTTTAGCGTTGAGAGCGGTGATAATGAAGAAAGCCGAATAAAAGACATAATGGAAGCATCTAAAAAAGCAACAATGACAAGGACCCAGTTAACAAAATATATACAAGATAAAGGTTACACTACCGATCAGGTTGAAAAAGGAATGAATCAAAACACAGGGCGAACAGAATCATTCGGAAAAATGTCTATACCGGATATTTACGACATGGTTACATTTTGGTCTCAACAAAATTAGAGGTTATTATGAACAAGAAGATAGCGATATTATTTACAGAATCAATAACCGATCAAGGCATAAAAGACATTATAGCAAAGCATGATCCAAAGATTGTGCGCGATATGTCAAACGATGTTGAATTTAAAGAAGCCCGAAAGGTTCGGGCTGAAATGAATAAGGTACTTGATAATATTGACAGAATCGGCATTGATTCTGCGACAGAAATCACAAATATGCGCAATGATTTAAAGACGCGTGTCGAGTCTGCATATTCACCAATAGTAATGCCTTTCTTGCTGGAAGATAAGAAACGCAAGGACGAGAAGAAGCGCATTGAAGACGAAAAGAAAGCCCGTATTGCTGAGCAAGAGCAAAAAATAGAAGGCATTAAAGGAGCTAGCAATAGAGCAATGCATCTGCCAATTGATGATATAGGAGATATACTACAAGACGTTTGCAGTGTCGATCTTAGTTGGTTTGATAAAGAATTCTATGGTGAAGCTCAAATAGCAAAAGAAGTATCTATCAGCCAGTTAGCAGACGCTCTTAAATACAAAAAAGAAAAAGAAGATGAACGAAAAAAATCTGAAATAAAAGACGCTGAAATCGCTGATAAAGACGATGAAATCGAAAATCTAAAAAAACAATTAGCACTTATGAGTTCAAAAACCCCTATTGACGAAGAAGCTGAAACAATAGAAGTTTATGACATGCACGAAGATTTTTCGAACTTTTGCAAAAAGCATAATCTTGATGACGATGCCATTGTTGAGTTAAGCGTTTTATTACACAACCACTCTAAATTTTAAGGATGCTAAAATGAACGAAGATAATATATTATTTTTCGACACAGAAACAACTGGTTTTCCAGAATGGAAATTACCATCTGGATCACCAGAGCAGCCGCATTTAGTACAATTAGCGGCTATCTTATGCGATAGGCAATCACAACAAATTGTAGCTGAAATGAATGTAATAATTAAACCTGACGAATGGGTTATCCCACAAGAAACAATTGATGTTCACGGCATTACTAATGAATACGCCAATGAACACGGCATACCAGAAAAAGAAGCTTTAGAAATGCTTCTTAAAATGGCAAATCGCGCAGTTGAGCGTAACGCCTATAATAAAACATTCGATCAGCGCATTGTTCGCATAGCATGTAAACGCTACACAGACGAAGCAACTGTTGAAAAATGGGCTATTAAAGATGATCATTCATGTTCAATGCGAATGGCTCAAAAAATACTTGGTGGACGTAGCCCTAAACTCGCCGCTGCTTATGAGTATTTTACAGGTGATGAATTAGTTGGCGCTCACGATGCAATGGCGGATACAAAAGCATGTATGAAGGTTTACTATGCAATATTACAACAGCCATAAATAAATGGCGGTTAATAACAACCAAAACTGGCAATTATTTAAATATGCACTAAGCTATTAGAGGAGAATATAAAATGCCAACACCATCAGAATTAATTTATAAAGGAATTGCTAGATTATTAAAAGAAAAGTATCCAAAAGCAAAGGGTACTTTGATTGCAAAATGCGCCGGTAAAGCAAGAGATCATTTTAAAGCAAATGCAAATTTTAAAAAAGGCAAAGTTTTCGATCAGTGTTATGACGTAGCTTTAAAACAATTTAAAATTTTGGTTAAGGTGGACAAATGAAACTAGAAAAAGAACCTACTTATTTAGTACAAGGATGCGAATCTAAAGAGCGTGTAGAGCTTATATTAAGCTTAACAGACATTAGAAGTGATATGGCAATAAGATGTATAATTCACTACTTAGTAGATGGATGGCCTAAAAAAGAGGTATCAAAAGTTCATGATCACTTTTCGCGTGATATAGCAATAGTTAATCGAAAGGCCGGAATAGTTGAAAAAATTAAAGAACTAGACTGGGCTAAATTTAAAAAAGAAAATCAAAGAGTGACACAGTAAGTTAAATTTTAAAATTAGGAGTAAATATGCACATAGTACACGGTAAATTAAGAAAAGAACCAACAGTAAAGCAACTAGCTGAATCTGTTATGTTTATAATTGAATTAGCAGAAATGATTAAAGACAGAAAAACAGGAGAAAAAACATACACGAATTACAAAGCAATGCTATTTGCAAAAACGCAAGCAGCTGTAGATTATTACACAAAAGCAACCGCAGTAGGTTCATACATCGTATTAAATAGCGAAAAATTAAAAATAGATAAGTTCGAAGCAAATAGTGGAATTACTTATATAACACTATTAATGGAAAACGCAAAACTAGAAGGTGTGAATATAATTCAAAATGAACAACAACAAGCACCACAACAAGCTCCTTCGCAGTCTTGGGGCAATGCACCGCAACAAGCGGCATCTGCGCCACAACAGCAAGTAGCACCGCAAGTTTCTCCAGCTTATCAATCTGCACCACATCAAGCTCCAAAACCGCAACAGCAAGCACCTGCTCAATACAGCGAGCCTTCTATGGGCGTTGATAATGATCCAATCCCGTTTTAAAATTGATAACTCAGGAGTAATTAATGAATAAAGTAGCGTTGGTAGTTGGGCATAGTAGAAAGAAACAAGGCGCAAGAAACAAGCATCATGAAATCAGCGAGTTTATGTTTAATGAATTTCTCGCTGATAAAGTAGCTATTGAATTAACAAAAAGTGGGATTGAGTCAGAAATAGTTTACCGTGGATTTAGTTACTGGCTATTACCCGGTAAAGTAAATAAAACAAAAGCTGATATTGCTGTTTCAATGCACTGTAACGCCTTTAATGAAGATCAAAATGGAACTGAGACGCTTTATTATAAAAACAGCAACAAAGGTGAATGTTTAGCGACATTTATGCAAAAAGAAATAGTGAAGTGTTTAGGCTTAAAGGATAGAGGCTTAAAACCATGTGTAGCAAGCCACAAGGGTAAGGCGGGTGATAGAGGTGGGTATTTACTCAAGAAAACTAAAATGCCTTGTATAATTGCCGAGCCGTTTTTTATTGATTGCGATAGATCGTTAATGTTAGCTATGATGAAAGTTGACGAATTAGCCAAAGCATATGCCAACGGAATTGAATCTTACTTTTATTTTTATGATTTAGTTGAATTAGGAGGGTAAATAAATTAAAGATAAAGCCCGATTAGCAACCGGGCATTTTTTAGATTACACATCATACATGTGATTACGAAGATATTTTGCAAGATCGGGATAATCTAACATTATATTATCGCTTTTATTTTTATTAAAAAATACTATATTTTTATGTTTTTTATTGATCTTGTACTATACTTAAAGTATGAAAGGGAAATAAAGGAGATTCACATGAAAATCTATGAGCTACATATAAAAGGTTTAACAAAACTTAATAATAATATTCCTGCATACAAACGTGGTAAATTTTTAGGCTTATGTGATGACTGGATGATTAATCACTTAAAATCACTAAATGTTGACGCTGTTCAAATTATGCCTATTTTTAAAGATATTGATACATACTGGGGATATAGCCCAGTAAGTTGGACTGAACACAACGAAAAATACGGCACTCTAAGCGAGTTAAAAGAAATGATTAGTGTTTTGCATGATAACGGTATAAAAGTCATCTTAGATGTAGTGTTTAATCATACAGCTATCACAATAAAAGACGTTAAATATTGCGACTATGATATGACAGGTTGCGGAAATATGGTTGATGTAAAACTATCACTAGATACTATTATGAAATCTATTCACTACTGGATGCGTGATATAGACGTTGATGGAATGCGTTTTGATCTTGCTGATGTTCTTGGTATGGAAGATGGTAAATTCAATACTAACGCTAAGTTTTTTAAAGAAATGGAAAAATACAACGATAAAATTTTAATTGCGGAGCCTTGGTCTATCTCATCGTATTCGGTAGATAAATACCCTGATAACTGGCTTCAACTAAATGATAAAATCCGTGATGCTGTTCGTTGTGGCAAAACATACTACTGCGGTAAAAACTATAAAAAATACATTGGATTTGCAACATCACATGACGGTTTTACGTTAAGCGATCTAGTAAGTTATAACAAAAAACATAACGAAAAAAACGGCGAAAACAATCGTGATGGCTCAGATAATAATTATTCAAGCAATCACGGGGCAGAAGGAATTACAGATAACCAGTGGATTATAGATGCTAGAGAGCAAACTAAACGCAACATGATTAAAAACTTAATAATAAGCTCTTATCATATTATGATACTAGCTGGCGATGAATTCGGACAAACTCAAAACGGATGTAATAACGACTATCTTTATGGAACTTCTCTTGATTGGAATAAATACGATGAAAATTCAGATTTGTTTAAATGGTATTGTAGCGCTTTAAAATAATAGTAAAATAAAACTGCGCCTAGATTTAGCGGTCGAAAGCTCTTAACGCCTAAAGAGCTGGCGCACAAACTTTATAGGCAATTAACTACATGGTGATAGTTATGTTTAAGAAAATACCAGCAAGTAAAATATCAATATCCAGAATTTGCCGTTTACCTAAAGCAATATATTAAATAATAATTATTTAACTTTAACTTAAAAGGAACTAAAAATGAATACAAAACGATCAACAACATTTTTATTACACGGATTTAATGTACGCGACAAGGGAGAAGATACAATTGAAATAATGCGCCCACAACTAAGAGAAATTACCAAAGGAAGCCTAATAAGCTATCGTTACGGATGGTTAGGGCTGTTCGGCGTAATGCTAAAAAACAAAAAAATAGCAAAAGCAATAGCGGGTATTCAATCAGCTGAAATGAAGGAAAACAATATTTTTGCGGTGGCGCATAGTAACGGAGCCGCGATTATAGTTGAAGCAGCAAGGCAAGGCGCTAAATTCGACAAAGTTTTATTGATCAATCCAGCATTGAAAGTCAAAACAGTATTCCCCGAAAGCATTGGTGAAGTGATTGTTGTTTATACAAAGCACGATAAACCGACTCAAACAGCTAGAGTTTTAGATAAAATCCCGCTATTATGTTTGTTTATTCCGAATGCGTGGGGAGCTATGGGTAAGGTCGGATATAAAGGAAAAGATCCTAAAGTAACAAATATTGATGCAAGCTCTGTATTGGATGGGCATAGTGACTTATTTGAAAATAAAAATGCCTTCGTTAGGGTGTTATTAGCAAAAGCACTATACAGATCAGTGATACCGAAAGCATTATTTACATTAAAATAAAAAATATATAGGCATTGATTGGTATTTTGCGAATTAATGCCTATACTTTTAATGTAAGGTTTATATTGCCTTGTTATGTTTGAATGTTACGTAAAATTGGAGATTAGAAAATGGCACTATATGAAAGCACTGAAGACGTACAGAGAGCGCTTGGGACTATGATTAATTATGTTGATTTAAACATAGAAAAACCAACGCAAAAACAAAAGCGCCAGTTTTACAAGGCAACAGAAATGTTAAATAAAGCTAGGCATGAGTTTGACATTTTAAATGATATGAAAGAAACATAACCTCGCGTTAAATGGATGCTTGGGAACTTACAACATGGAATGCTAGCAACTGTTAGCGTTCCAATTTAAACGCCTTGTTAGGCTAGCTGATAGAGGCTAAATTGGAGATAGTATGAAATACGCAGGTGCAAAAACTAGAATATTTAAAAAGATAATGCCGATTATT